TTAAATTTAGAATATTGTAAAGTTTTTTTAGCTTGTTCACTGCTAACCCATTGCGATAGTTTAAGTCGTTCAAGTAATATAATTTCTACATGCGGTAAACTTAGAATTTTATCAATGTCATTGGTCATTAAATTTAATAGTTGATAGCTTTGAATTTTCATACAGACTATAGTATCTTCCATTTCTAAGTTTTTCATTAAATGCACTGCATTTTTTGCATTAGAGTAATCAGGGCCTTGAGCAAAATCTATATCACTTCTTGGAAAATATTCATACAAGTTCATAATAGGATCGTATGAATTTAATGCTTCGATGAGGAAACTGCTACCAGTTCTAGCCTCGCCAATTACAACAATTACTTTGCTCATGCCAGCTGTTTTTTTCGATAGTCTTCTATGGCCGCTTTGATCGCATCTTCCGCAAGTATTGAGCAATGAATCTTAACTGGGGGGAGGGCAAGCTCGCTAGCAATGTCACTATTTTTAATCTGTCCCGCTTCGTCAAGTGTCCGTCCTTTGACCCATTCAGTAACAAGCGAACTCGACGCAATCGCTGAGCCGCAACCATATGTTTTAAACCGTGCATCTTGGATAATACCATCTACTACTTTTATTTGCAACTTCATTACATCACCGCAGGCCGGCGCACCCACCATTCCGGTACCAATGGATTCATCTATGTCAAATTTACCAACATTACGAGGGTTTTCATAATGATCTACTACTTTTTCTGAATATGCCATGTTTGTTCCTTTGAAGTTTTTACTGTACTTGATATTTACCTGATAAATATTGTCATGATCAATATTACATCCAACGCTCAAACCAAAATCGCAGACCTGTTGTTAGAGGAAAATAATCCAAAACTCGCACTACGTACATTTGTACAGGGCGGCGGGTGCAGTGGATTCAGTTATGGCTTTACCTTTGACGAAGAAATAAACGAAGATGATTTTGAGTTTCCAGTGGGCGAATTTAAAATGCTGGTTGATGCAATGAGTATGCAATATTTGCAGGGCGCCGAAATTGACTACAAAGAAGACTTATCCGGAAGTAGCTTTTCAATTAAGAACCCGCAGGCTACATCAACATGCGGTTGTGGCTCGTCCTTTTCCGTTTGAAATGGTAAAATTGCAGTTGACTTCTTGGTAAAATGGTTGTATAATATACACATGTTCAACCATTCATCTATCACATTATGAGCAATTGTGCCAGTATTATCCGAATTCTAGAAGATCATCCTAGTCGTTTAAACAAAGAAGGTATCCTAGAATCAGAAGCAACTAGTAACAATCAAGAATTGTTTGAGGGTATGCGTATGGCTCTAGACAATCTTTATACCTTTGGAGTAAAGAAAGTACCCACACATGGAGGCCCGGATGGACAAGGATTGCCCTGGACTGCATTTAAAGAATTGGCTCATTTGTTGTATACCAGACAACTTACTGGACATGATGCTCGTGATGCTATTGAACTGGCATTGAGTGCAAGTACACAGAGTCAATGGAACGACTGGTATCGTCGTATCCTTATCAAAGACCTACGCTGTGGCGTCAGTGAAAAGACTGTAAACAAAGTTCTTAAAGACTTTTCCAGTATTAAATCTGTGCCTGTATTTGAGTGTATGTTAGCACATGACGGTGCCAATCACGAAAAGAAAATCATAGGTAAAAAACTTCTTGAGCCCAAACTTGATGGAGTTCGTGTAATCACAATTATCAATGCTGAAAACAAGACTGTAACTATGTACAGTCGTAACGGCAAAGAACTAGAAAATTTTGGACACATTACTCGAGCCATCGAAGCTAATATTGACCTATTTGAACGTAGTACTGTTCTTGACGGCGAAATGGTTAGTAGCAGTTTCCAAGCATTAATGAAACAGGTACATCGTAAAACAGATGTGCAAAGCGAAGACGCTCGTCTTATGCTTTTTGATATCCTTCCACTCAGTGAATTCCAAGCAGGCGAAAGTGTTATGGGACAGCGCCGGCGTAGCAATCTCCTACGCAGTATGAAAGCTGTGTTTGATAAAATTGGCAGTATTGACATCATCCCTCAAATTGAAATTGATCTTGCTGAATACGTAGGCGAACTACAATTCAAACAATACAACAAGGACGCCATTGAAGCAGGCTTTGAAGGTATCATGATCAAAGATATCAACGCCACTTATCAATGCAAGCGGAGTGCCAATTGGCTCAAGATGAAGCCGTTTATTGAAGTATCACTGGAGATTACAAATGTTGAAGAAGGTACTGGTAAAAATGAAGGACGACTTGGGGCTTTTGTTTGCTCCGGCAACGATGATGACAGAGACATACGAGTCAATGTTGGTAGTGGCTTTAGCGATGATGATCGAATTGAGTTTTGGAATAACCGTGATAGTTTGCCTCGTCAAATTGTGGAAGTAAGAGCAGATGCTGTTACACAAAATCAAGATGGCACTTATTCGTTGCGCTTTCCGCGTTTTCTCCGATTCCGCGGCTTTGCGGCTGGCGAGAAGATTTGATATGGAAAAAATCGTAATAAAGGATCTTATGTACGGAGGTCTAACAGAGTTGATGAATAATAAAGATTTTTATTATCGCAGTAGTGTTGGTGCTGATTATAGTCATTGGACTGAGAAAGGCAGCATCGTTATGCTAGATTTTGTAAAGTCAATGACCAAGCAGATGCATACCGCAGAAGATCTGTCGTTAAATAACCGTGCCAAAGAATTGGTAATTAAAGGTTTAAAAGGAGAAACTGTTTAAGTGTCAAAAGAAGAAATGATCAGCCTTGAAGGTAGGGTTGAAGAAGTACTGCCCAACGCAATGTTTAGGGTAATTTTAGAGCAAGGCTCTACCGTGCTAGGGCATATTTCCGGCAAGATGCGCCAGAATAGAATCCAAATCCTGCAAGGGGATAAGGTCAAAGTAGAAATGAGTCCATACGACTTAACCAAATGTCGTATCGTATATCGTACAAAATAATCAATAAAAAAGCCGCTTAGAGCGGCTTTTCTTATGCTAGGTAGTTAGCCCAGCTTGGATGTTGTAAATCCCACTTTAGTTTCTTACGTTTGTCTACCAACTGATAGTAACTAGGCTTAAATGGCTTGACCTTGGGAATAATCTTTTTGTTATTTCCTTTGGTTGCGTTACAGTTAGCACAGGCAGTACAGCAGTTTTCAAACGTGGTCTTACCGCCATGTGATACTGGCAGTACGTGATCTAATGTAGCTGTTTTACGGCTAACATCTTCCCCGCAATACTGACATTCGTAGCCATCACGCAAGAAAACATTGAGTTTAGAGAATCTCACTGATGTTTTTCTTTTTTCATAGTCACGCAGGATCATTACGGCAGGAACCGCAGTTTCCCAATTTGCGCTGTGTACAGTCCAATCTTCGTAAAATTCCAAAACGGTGGCCTTCTCAAGTACAATATACTTAATAGCATCTTCCCAAGAAATTACTGACAATGGCAGATAGGAGATTGGGCTTCCGTCTGCGTTTAACATTAAAGTGCTCATTATACTACTATTTAATCAAAATAAGAACAACATTAATTATAACATCGAAATCAAAAAAATGCAACTAAATAGTCGTATGAACCGCAATACTACTATCCATTCTAGTCTGGTAAATCCAGCAAAACCGCAGAATATCAAAGAAATGCAAGACAAGCAGGACTATGTGTCTCTTGATGTTCCTTTAATGATTCGATTATTTGAATTAGTTCGAGAAGATATTAAAACTGATGAAGATCTGCATAATTTGGTTGAACGTATACTAAGTTTAAAGAATTTGGGTATTCTCTCAATGGACCAATATGAAAAGATCGCCAGTGCTCATCAAGGTCCGGACCACGGTCAAATGCCATATAAATCAAATATGGAATTAGAATCGATAAGAAAACTAGCGGGAATTAGATAATGCCAATCCAATATATTAATACAGGTAGTGGGCCAAACGCAGGTGATGGTGATAGTGTTCGTGCGGCATTTAATAAAGTTAACAGTACATTTGCTTATCTAAGTACGGTAACTAACTCAGGGGGCAGTGGAGTTATTACTACATCATCCTTTACATCAACACTGGCATATTATATTTCTCCACAAACATTGGCGCCAATACCCAGAATTGAATATAATAATGGAACATTATCAATTGGTAACAAGTCCGTTACCACTGGCTCATTTAACACATTAGTAATAGAAAACGGATTTTACAATAACGGGTTTGCTTGTGGTTTCTTATTTGCTCAGAGCCATAACACATTCGATGCCAATAATTTTCAATTCTATAGAAGCAGAGGCAGCTCCCGAGCTCCAACTGCGGTACAACAAGGTGACGAAATAGTAGATATTCATTTTATGGGACATGACGGTACTACTTCAACAGTTGGATTTATTATTACTCCGGTTGTAGATCAAACTGTTCGTACAGGAATAGTTCCTATAAGGTTAAGATTTACAGGTAATAATGGTACTACTAGTACAATTACTACTCATGCTGAAATCTCCTCTTCGGGAACGTTTAGCGTTAATCGACTATCTTCATTATCAACCCAGACTGCAACTATAACTTCAGACGATATAATACTTGTTTCAAATATAATTCCAAATTCTGGGCCCGGCATTAATTTAGGATCTACGTCCAACCAATGGGCTAACATTTATACATCTGGTACTATCTATCTAAACAACATACCTTTAACAGTGGCCACAACCACAGGTAACTTACTAGTAAATGGACTGCCAGTAGTAGGTGGTGTAGGTAGTCCAGTTACTTTAATAGGTAGTACTAGCACCAGCGCAGGACTGCCAGTGTCAGGAACCTACGGACAGGCATATATTGTAACAACTACTAATCAAGTTTGGTTTTGGAGCACATTAACTACCAGTTGGCAAAATGCTGGACCAATATCCGGTCCTCAAGGATTACGAGGACTACCAGGCATAGATGGTGCAAATGGATTAAATTCAACATCTACTATTTCAAATGGTACTTGGACATTTAGTATTACAACCAGCGGAAGCATAGTATATCCAAATGGTAGTATACAAGCAACTGCAACACCGACAATAACTACAGGAACAGGTTTAATCGCTGTATATGGAACAAGCACAGTTACTCTAAGTTTAAATACTGCTACACTGATGACTAATGCAGTTAATGCCACGACTGCATCATATGCAACATCATTTAATACAGGTACATTGGTAGCCAATGCAGTCAATGCTACTACTGCATCATATGCAACATCATTTAATACAGGTACATTAGTAGCCAATGCGGTAACAGCTACCTATGCAACATCATTTAATACAGGTACATTAGTAGCCAATGCGGTAACAGCTACCTATGCAACATCATTTAATACAGGTA